AAATGTTCCTTGGTACAACTATTTTTCATTTTCCCCCATCTTTCTGACGTAAATCACTTGACAATTGACTGTATCTATGAATCACAATATACTTTTATTTATCAATAATTGACGTATTTATTTTTATTTATATGTTGACGTATTCAATGTAAAATGTTATTATAATTATAGAAAGTAATTAACACATATTATTAATCAAATAGTTGATCAGAAATAAGTTAAATAATTAATTGACGTAATCATCAACACATGTTATAATAATTATAGGTTAACAAATACAACAATAAAGGGGATAAAACAAAATGTCAATTTACACAATGGGAATAGTAATCTTAGTATTTATAGCAATCGTAGGTATGATCTTAGGAAGTGTAAAAGAAACTTCAAACAATGTAAAAGCAACTACATCACAAGTAATGCAAATGAATGAATTAAGTGATAAGAAAGAAGAACTTAAAGAACTTAAAAAACTAATCAAGATCAAACAGCAAGAATTAGAAAACTTAGTACATGCAACTGAACAAGCTAAACGTAGAACAGTAACAAACTTAACTGTAGAGCAAGAAGAAGCAATTGATAAATATGAATCAATGGGAATTAGATTACCTATCGACATTATCGAAGAACTTTCTTATTCTAATAATGTAACTTATCATTCAGCAATGGCATTCATCGAAGCTCAAAGAAAAGTATGGAAAGCTCAATTTTCAATTACAATGACTAAGGGGATGATGTAAAATGAATAGTAACTTCGATCAACACGATGTATTTATACAAGGAGAATTACATAAGAGAAATAGACTCCAAAGAGAACTATTAAATGAACAACAAGCTATGAGAAAAGCATATTGCAAAGCTAATAACATACCTTTTGAAGAAATAGAAGTACCATCAATGCAAGAAAATTTATCAAAAGGGTCATTATATGTTTTAACATGCACAATTTGGTTAATCATCGTATCAACAATAGTTTGTGCATTCATTGGTGAAGGTAACTTCTTAACAAACTTTATGAAAGTGTGGTTTTAATAATGAGTTATAGTGATTTAACAAGAGCGCTACTAGAAATAAGCAGACAACAAAGAGAAGGTTTAATCGATTTAGATTTATCTGTAAAATTAGAAAAGTTTTGTAAAGAATTACACATCATTTGGAAAGAGAAGGTAAACAAATAATGATTACATTACAAAGAATAAATTCAAGATTCAAACCAAAATTTAACACTAATAATAACATAAACTTCTTAGATGATAGTTCTTTAGTAAATTTAATAAAAAGAGCAGACGAATGTTGTGAAAGATACGGATTAGAATATGCTTAACCAATTTATAAAGTTATAGATACAGACTCAAGAGGAGCTATGGATAACTCATATGTAAGATTAAAATCAGGTAAAACCCGTTATAAAGGACAAGAAAACATTCAGAATACATACTATGAAGTAAAACTTAAAAAGAAAGAGGTCGTTTTATTATGATAACAATAGAATTTTTACACGAAAATCATTTAAAATTTAAAAAACTTGGTTTACCTTATACATTAAGAAGATGTTTTACAGATTTAGATGAGTTTTTAACTTGGTTTTTCAAAGATGAAAATGATTGTTGGATGATAAGTAGAGTAATTACAGGTCACGAAATAATAACAGGTGAAATCAAACAAAAGGGGATAAATAACAAATGACATTTAAAATATCTGATCACTTAATCGAAGTAATTGACGTTGATACAATAGTTTACACAAATAAAGTAAAATTATCAGAAGAATATAAAATGAGACAGCGAATGAAAAGTCAGCTAATGAATAGTCTATACGGAAAACCTAAAAATTACGGTTTCATAAAGGAGAATAACAAATGATAGAAGCTATCGTATCAACTAAAACAGGTTTAAATTTCAAAGTAAAATCACATAGCGAATATGGGCTTTTAAAAGAATTCAAAAACGAAGAAGAAATTTGTGAATTTTATTTAGTAGATGGAGGAAAGATAGTTTTAGATAGAGAAAATATAGATATCATTATAATAAAGGAGAATAACAAATGAATATAAACAAAGTTTTTCCATTAGAGAATAAATTTAGGTTAAGAAAAGGAAAAATGTTATATCCAAGAACAAAACCATTATTTAAGAGATATTTACAAATACATTATTTAATAAGAAAAAATAGTAACCCCTCCAAATAAGGAAGGGTTTTTTTTCTTTTTTTGCTCGGTCTTGAGCTTTTCTTTTCACTTCGTTCAAACCAAAGCTCAATTCCTCGCAGGTCGCTCCATTCTACGTAATTCCGCTCTTATTGTACACCCATCTTTTTAAACATATCATAACCAGTTTGACGTATGATCTGATTGTCAAACATAAGCAATCCTTTTTTGAACGCTCTTACAAGTTTATCAAGATGGTATTCATTTCTATAGTTGTTGATCAGAACTCTATTCTCGCTCATATCTTCTTTAGTTAAAGCAAAAGTTTTCTTACTAGATGGATCATAATCTTGACTCAAGAACATGAAGTCGCTTTTTGTGTCAACCCACATACCCATAGTAAACCCTCTATAAACAATGTTACAGAAGTGAACAGAACTCTTAGCACGTTTCAATACGAATGTATCACTATCATGGGTGAACTCATTATCTAAGCTCATTCGACCATAATCTAACTCACTAATCATAGCACCAAATCTAGTCTTCATTCTCTCTTCTTTAAAACCCGGAGATTTAGGAATTTCAACAACACAATGCTTATACTTATTAATATGTCTATTTGTATCAGGTAAAATATTATAGTAAAGGAAATAAGGATTAACAACAGAAACCGAGTTACTCAAACATACACATCTAAAGTTATCACGGTTACGAATTACAGTATCACATATATTTAATAAACTTTCTACAACGTTTGGAGGATATCCTACAGTATCTTTCTCTCGAATAAACTCATCGAATACAACAGTTTCAACATTTGGATAACTACCACCTTTAAATGATTGCCATGCGCTGATCGGAATAGCCCAACCAGCTAATTGACCATTTATGTAAAATTCTCTTCCCTTAACTTCTAATTTTGTATCAGGAAATTCCTGCTGCACATCATTAAACAATTGACTAACTTTCTTTAAATCAGTCTTATACATTCTCAAGTAAATAAACTGTGCCCCAGTTTTCAAGAATCTATTAATAACATATTTTTTCATTGAATAAGTTTTACCTATACCACGAGCACCAATAACGAAGTTCATGATTCTGTTATAGCTTAACATCTTCTGTGGATTATAGTATAAGTCTTTCATTTTATCTTCTTCGATTACGCTAACTATTTTTTCTTTTTTACCTTCTTTTTTAATTTCTAGGTCTTTTTCTAGTTCGAACAATGTTAAGTTTTCCATAACAGAACCATCCCTTCATTTTAATTTATTCCAAAAATTTTTTTCCCGCCAACTTCCAATTTTATTTGAAAATTATTTTTATATGATATTTGTAAGGTGCTACGTTTTCCTATATAAATCACTTATTTTTCATAAGGTTTTTATTTTTCATCTTTTTGGTTTTATGTTTTAAATAGGGGAGGGGTCAAAATTTCTTACCCCATTTTTCCCCATTGTTTCACATGAAACATTTATGCTTGAATATATTCATACCACCAACCTTTAGAATCAAACCAGGATGTAATTTTATCTAGTTCACCATTAATTAATACATCAGTTTGAATATAGGCTAGCCCTTCACTTGGTTCAAGAATAATTTTACCTTTCGTTCCTAGTTCGACCATTTTCAATGTTGCTTCCTCAACAAGACTTGTTCCAATACCACCACTTCTTACATATTGATAACCTTTTGGTGTAGTGTCATCAGCTCCTGTGAAATACCCAAGTGGCTTTTCACCAATTAAACTATTTAAATCACACTTACCAATACCTGGTGAATGACCTGTTTCTGTATATTGCCAGATATCACAAGGATATTTTGGTTTGCTACCACCGTATCTTGGAATCCATGTAAAATCTCTATTTACAGTATTCATTCCAAAAGGTTCATACATATGGTGACCTACATAAAGTCCTACTTTCTTAGCACCTAGTCTTCTAAGTTCATCAATAAACGCTTGTGTTCCTGCAACCATATCATCCATTGTTTTCACTTCAACATCAGCAACCCAAACTGTTGCAGATTTATCACCACGTTCCCAAAAATCTTGAGCTTCTTTTTTAGCATCATTTACAGAAACGAATCTACAGAAAGCATAGTTACCAAAAGGAATCCCTCTACGCTTCATATCTGACACATAGCCTTGATATCTCGGGTCACGATAATTACTACCATCTTGAACTCTAGCAATAATGAAATCTATATAAGGTTTAGCCACATCCCAATTAATATCACCGTTCCATTTAGAAATATCTATAATATTACCCATCTATCTATCCTCCATTTTTTCAATAGCTATTGTTAAATTATTTACAGCATCTTTTACACTATCCAATGCACTAGTTACTTTTGTCATCATAAATACTGCAACAAATATTGGAAAACCTACTTGACTTATGAAAGGAACGATTTGCTCCATTGTTTTTCACCCTCATTTACTATAATTTATTTTACCCATCCTTTAACATGGCCTACCATTAAATGTGCTATATATTCATCTAATTTCTTTTTCTCATTATCTTCTTTACCTGTATTATCTCCACCACAACTATTGATAGAACCATTCCCAGTTGTATATAATTGCAACACCCTCGCATAATGAAAGTTACCACCATTCAAATAACGCCACGGATAACCAATTTCAATTGCTTCAGGTCTGTTATATGGAACTTTAATTCCTGTTGTATTACCTAAACTAGGCGCTACAACAGTTCTAGAATATTCTATTGATAACTCTAATGTATGGACTTTACCCCTTTGACCTATCCATTTAGCATAACCGATACCATAGTTATATTGCTGGAAAGCAGTCCACATATCACAACCATATTGCTTAGTTGTTTCTAACGATTCTTTAAAATGTTTTACACCTTGTTTTATACTTGCTTCTCTTCCTAAAGTATTCATAGGTAATCCAGCTGATTCAGACGACTGCATAACATCCTCTAATCTACCTTCAGATTCAACCATAGCTATCGCCATTAATCCCGGAACAGCGTCTCTACCAACACCTTGAGCGTCACATTCTCTTTCAAAAATAGGACGTAAAGCTTTTACAAGATCATTAACTCGATCATTTACTTCAAAACTACCATTACCACTATTAGAAGGAGGCGTACAAGTTCCGTTATCAATTCCTGTCTGATCATCGGTTGTCTTCCATCCATAACCAAAATCAACAACGATTTCTGTATCATTTATAAAGAAAGCATCCCAGTTGTGAATTGTATTAGATTTATCAAATACAGCCCCATTCATAACTTCAATGTGTAAGTGATCTCCTGTAGCAAAACCAGCAGTACCAGTTTGACCACATTTTTCACCTTGTTTTCTTTTATCTCCTATCTTATAATTAGAGTGGTTGTTATCATGCCAAAACATATAACACATTCTCTTTGTTCCAGTAGGAGTATTAACTTCATCATCAGTCGCCCACATTGTACCAGCGCTACCTTGATTAATAACTGTCATATCAGCAGGAGCATAATACCATGCTTGTCTTGTTCTTACACCAGCTTTCGTTAAATGAATATAATCTACCGCTTTCGCTTTACTATGTGAGAAATCTCCAGATTCACCTTGAGTTATATACATTACATCCATAGGGAACATGGAATTTTGTTTTCCATTTGCCCCTACGGATTTTTGACCTTCTTTCATCTATACGAATATTCTCAATTGGTCTTTCTTAATTTTCCAGATTGTTTCATCAATGTATCCGAACAATCTTGCTGAATTATCCCCACGTATTTCAGCTCTAGCATCAGCAATATTATCTGCGGTATAAGAAACGAAATCTTCAATAGGGAAACCAATTTGTGGATCATAAGAACCATCAGTTTTTCTCAATCTTTTAAAGATAGAACTTGCAATTGTTAAGCGAACACGATTATAAGTATCTGTACCAGTATTAAAGTTAGTTACCCCACGATGAACAGTGGAATTTTTAACATTAATGAATGCCGGTTGACCATTTGTTGTCACACTAGTTGGCGCAAGTAAGTTAACAGCATAGAAATCAGAATTATCAATCGTAACATCTAAGTTTGAAGTTGAAGCAAGCCCCATATTAACAGTACAGTTTTGAATATCATAATACACAACTGTATCATTATTTGTTACTTTCGGAACATGAATGAAAGCTGTGATTGGATTGAATACATCACCATATGACAAGCGTGGTGGGTGAATATTTCTAAAGTAAAACTTGAAATCTTTATTTGTTGCTAAACTATTAGAAATATCACTTTCAAATTCAACAAATCTTGTTGTATATGTTCCCACGAAATCCCAAGATAGAGAATCAATCGTTACTTGTGGATAGTTACCGGCATATTCTCCACGGTATCCACGGAACCAAACACCAGCACCTTTCTTTTTAAGAAGGTTTCTCATATGAACATTTCTAATTGTTGTTTTCGGCAATACTATTGTTCTACCACAGTTATAAGTAGAAGGACTATATTCAACAACATAAGTAGCATTATGAAGTACCACGTTTTCAACAATTATTTCACCCTCAAATTCTCCATCATAGTCCCATCGTGTTTGCACAGCACCTGTGCCAGATAAGTTGTTAGGAGGGTTTGCAACACCGATAACTTGTGAATTTAGAAGTTGTATAACACCGCCACCATGAGCAATAATGTTTTTCTGTAACACCGAACGATCAACCGTTAAATCATATACGTTAGCATGTCCGCCAACAACAAGCATATTAGAATCCACAACACTAATATCTCTCATCCAGTTACCATTGATACCAGACCAGCCAGAAATTTGTTGAAGGTTTGAACCTCTAAACTTAGCGGCTCTCGTCATAAGTAAGAAGTATCCTAAACCGTTTTCTCCTGTTTTGGTTTCTCTACCGATGATCGGACATGAAATATTTGTTGCTTCCATATCTGCACAATCTTCATATTCAAACAGTGTATAAATACTCGAAATTGTAGGGCTAGGGTTAATTTCTTCCATCAATAAACCACTAAATGATGTATTATTTCGATGTACTTTGGCAATACCATAAATACGTCCTTTTACTTCAACTTTAGGGAACTTTAATTCTAATTGATGTTCGAAAGGTCTTAAGAATACTTGGAATTTCAAAGCATCAACATAGTTTTTCGTTAATGGATATGCAAGGTCTCCATATTGGTTTTTCATCATAATATTACATTCCGCTTTCATAATATTAGATTGAACCCCACCATTATCACGAATAATGTCAGTTTGTTCCGTTTTAATAATTAAAGCACCAGAAGGTTGATTTTTTAAACTAGGGATTCTAGTTGCTCCTTTTATAAATTCAGGATTGATAGCTCTAGTTGATAAATCAATCAATTCAGCACCTTCAATATTGAATAAATTAAAAGTACGATTATATTCAATTGGTTCTGGGTCAACATAAGTTGTTGTTAAAATACTTCCTGTTAAATCAGTAGAAGTTTTTACAGTTACGTTTTTATTTAAAACAAACTTCTCATTCTTTACAATAACAGGATAGTTATGTTCATTCGCGTAATTATGGGCTGCTATGATAGCGTCAGAATCATCTGTAACACCATCCAATTTAGCACCAAAATCTTTATAGTGAACACCACGTTTAGTGAATTCAGATTTTACCCATTCTGTATCGGCTTTCATATCAAAAACATCTTTATTGATAATGTCGGCTAGCGTACCATCTTCCAACCATTTCTTTAAAATTTCAACAACTTTTTTCTCTAAAAGAATATTCACAATGTAATCTTCAAAGATATGCCACTCATCACGTAACATGTCAATCTTTTGATCTTGTTCTTTTAATTTTTCATTTTGTTGTAAAACAACTTTATCTAGCCAGTCTACAAGTTCATTGAAAGAAATACCTAGATTGTTTACATATTCAATACATGTAATAAGCTGTTCGTAAATATTCATTGATTCATCGAATGCACTTGGTAAATATCTACGATATGGGTCTGTTGGCAACATACCAACTTTTTTTAACATCACTCATTTTATCATTCCTTTCTAGTAAACTAGCATGAATAGTTTTTGCTCGCACTCGTTATAAATTTCTGTTTCAATACTAAGGAATGTCTCACGATATTTCATAAGCATTTCTGAGTATGTTTCAACACCAATTTTACCTAAATAGTGTTCAGTTTCATTTCCTTTTTGATTCGTTTTCTGATCAAGGTTCGAATTACCAGACGTATCTTCATTATTTCTCCCATCTTGGAATCCACTATTTTCTGTTGTTCCGTCAACTTTAGCATTTTCATGATTTTCAGTTGTTGTTTGATTTGTTGTTTTACCTTCATCATGAGAAGTAGAACTATCATTTGTCTCACCAGTTTTTTGACTTGTTCCTTTTTCGTCAATACTCGTAACGTCTTGATTTGTATTTTTTCCAGTAGACTCATGTATTTTAGATGCATAGCGGATAATCCCCTTACCATCTTCAGTTGTAATATCTAGTCTTCCGTCTGGAGTATCCTCATCTAAGTTTCTAACAAAATTGGTTCCATTTGAATTAGTTGTATTATCACCAACTTTAGTTGTTGTCTGATTTTCTAAAGTGTCTCCTTTTTGAGTGATGGTTCCATTAGCACTATAATTACCTGTTGAATTAGAAATACCATCATTATCTGTTTGAGAATCAGTATGGAATTTGCCATTATCTTTTGTGTCAACATGGAATGTTCCATTCTTATTACCTTTCGTAGTAATATCATCAGTTCTAGAACCATCAACAGTTTTGTTCTTTTCTCTATCCATAACCGTATTCATAAGAGGATCAAATTTAATTAGTTCACTCTTAAATCTTTGGTTATAGTATGGCATTCGTTCATTCATCCAATTTTCTAAATGAAACTTGAATAGTTCAATGGTTTCAAATCCAACTTCTCGCATATAGAATCTACGAATCCATTTTCTTTCAAACTCTTTTCTCTTACTTTCATCAAAGAATGGATAATCGAAATCAAACAAATGAGGTTGACCAACTTCAATTCTTCTTTTAATAGGAGGTTGAGGTCTTTCATATTGTGTGAAATGATCAATATATCTTCGTAATTCGATACTATAAAGAGCCATCTACTTCAACCTCCTTATCATCTTCGAATAATCCTGCTTGTGGATCATCCATATACATCTGAAGAATATCAGTTCTCATCTTTACATCTAAATCTTCTAATTCACCTGGATATAAAATCTTAGCTCGCTCAACAAAATCTTTTCTGTTCTTTAACATAATATTTTCGCTCGCTCTATCTCTTTCATTTCCTGATGTTGCTTCAGCGCTTGTTAAACGCTCTTTCTTATCAATAGGTACGTTTTGAATTCCTAGCATAGTATAGAATTCTGATAGATAAGCATTCTTTTGATCATTAATCTTGTCAACAACATAAGGAGCATCAGTTTTATGAACTGTAATTGTTCTAGGATCAAAGTGTTTATTTGCAACAATAACAGGGGCATTACCTTCATATTGATTGTAAATATTCATCAATGAAAACTTATTACTATCTTCCGCTGTAACTAATACCGGTGTTTTCTGTGCATTTAGATTCACATCAATAATCTCACTAGCGTTTGCTAATTTCTTAGCGAACATGATGACACTATCCATAGTCGGAATGTGTAAATCATTATTCCAAATCACTAATCCATGTCTGTTTTGTTTTATTAATTCAGGGTCATCACCATAATTAAAGATGTCATAACTAATTTTTTCATCATCTGGATTAGCTGAAACAGTTTGAAAAATAGTGGGTTGTAAATAACGATTTAGTTTTAAACCTGCTGCACCATTGGTAGCAACAAAACTATCATTATTATCTTTATAGAATCCAACATAGCCATGAGTATGTAACATCATTTCTAAGAAACGAGGATCAACAGATTCTGGCAAGTTCTCCCATTCGAATAGTTGGAACGTAAGCATACTCAATTGTTTTGCATAATGCCAATAGTAGAAATTACCCACTTTTTCCTGGACTTGATTTGGATTCATATATAATTGTAAATGGTTAAACATATCTATATCACCCCATTACTTAAAGTATAATTTAACATATCATCTGTATGCCATAATGTAATTCCACCATCAAAGATAGCTTTTAGTTCATTTAAATCTTCTGTATTAAAATTACCAGTTATATTTACATCTTTTGTTTGAATGTAATTCCAATTCTGTCTTGTATGTAAATTAGGCATTTTAACTTCATTCTTTTTATAACCATAAACTTTAAAGAAATCTTCTAGTTTCTTTTGGTATTCTGGTTTGATTTGTTTCTTAATCAGGAACACACCATTATAACCATTACCAACATCATAACTAGTATTTGTTCCCATTTTGTTAATAGAAGGAGGAACATTTAATATATCATCAATTTTAGCATTAATAGCTTGCAATTGAAGAATACTATTTCCAGCTCCTTGCGCAGCTCCAACACCAGAAGATGTAAAACCACCTAAACTTTTGTTTCCAACACTTCCCACCATTCCGAGAATGTTTTGTGCAACATTAGCAGTTCCATTCAATGTAATCTGATCAACTTGATTATGAAGCTGATTTTTATTTCCTTGAATAAATGCTGATATTAATTCTGTCATAATAGAAACATCATTCGGATTAATATTCTGTAATCCCCATTCATCTAACATAAATTGATGCATAGGACTATTAATATCCATGTTATATCCTGCAATGCTATAGGAAACTTTATTGCTTGTTCCAAGAGAACCTTTAGCTGTTAATGTAATATCAGGTCTTGAAATATATTCATTTTTAAAATCTCTTCTATTGCCTTGCATATCATCTAATGTAAGAACTGTATAAGGATACATTAACAATTTACTTTCCGTGACACTTCTATAACCATCATACTTTTGACCAATAAACGTATTTTTTGTTGTAAAGGATTTACAGTCACTAATATAAACCATTTTAGCGACGCCTTCAGCTTCTGCCCCTGTTTCAGCATATTCAACTAATTGTCCGTCACTACTAAAATTGATTCCATAACCAGCTTCATTTTCACCTGTTGTATAACGTAATCCAATTTGTTCTGTAATAAACATGGTAACAATATTATTCGTCATTTTATCGTCTTTATATAATGCAGCTAATGTGTCAATTAATGTTGTCATTCTGTGGCTTTCACCTTGAATGGTTGCATTCACCACAACATCTTTATCAACAAAAGGAACAACATAATAACTAAATGGTTGACCAATACCAACTAAACTAGGTAGCACTTTATCTTTCATTGTTCCGTGAACAGCTTTCTTACATGCAATAACCAAGAAACGAATACCGCTATTCGGAATATGGTGATCAACTTTTACCGTTTCATATTCTGAACCATAATTTAAACCTTCATCTACTGTATTAATAACTGGTGTTCCATCAGGATTCCATAAAGGACAATGTTCTCTAATAACATATGAACTCATTATTGTCATTTCAAAACGCCATGTTTGTAACACATCAATTTCAAAATATACTTCTGTCATAGAAGAAGTTTTTCTTTTTAATTGTGTAACAAAAGCATAAAACCATTTGTTATTGTATTGAGCATTTTGAAACATGAGATAATTTACATCACGTAAATCATCTATACCAGCATCTACAGATATATAGTTTTTACCATCATTTTCAATGAATTTTACTTCACCCATTGAATGAACAGTTGGCCTAGTACTAAAATAATTAAACTGATCAGCAACATTATCAAACCATCTTGTATGTTTCTTATCATTAGAAAAGGGAACGCCTTTTTTGAAAAAGACGTTGCTCCCACTTAACGGTACGACTGCCATTTCTAAGACGCTCCTTTTTTATTTAATTTTCATTAGGGCGCAGTAACTGTTACTTTAGCTGTATCTGTAACATCAGTTCCATTTACTTTTGCTTTATAAGTAACCGTTAATTTGTCTGCTCCTGGTTCTTCAGTGGCATCAATTGTTAATAGTCCGCTAGCTGAAATTGTTGTGCCAGCTTTTGTGTTCCCTGATACTTCCCAAGTAATATCAGTTGCTGCCGCTGGATCAGTTGAAGCTGTAAATTGTTGTGTTTCTCCTGCTTTTACAGAAGCTGTTTTTGGAGCTACTGTTGCTGTTGGCGGTTCTGGTGTTGGCGCATCTGCAGTAGAGAATACAACTGCATTTTCAAGAGTTGAACAAGAAAGAGTCTGCCAAATATGATAGAAGTAGTTCCAGTATAGTCCTTTCGCATTGTATGTATTTGTCATTTCAATGTTGTTGTCATAACACATGAACCAGTTTTCATCAACTAATACCGCTTGAATTTCAGGGTTTTCAAATTCATCAATTACAGTAACTTTAGATAAGAAATCAGTTTTGTTCATATTGAAAGCAACTGCTAACACATCAACATCAATTTCCGCTTCTGTATCTGCTGTAATAAATAAGTGTAAACCATCCATTTCAGAACGAGTATGTATACCTGTATGGTTATATTTACGAGAACCCATACCAAGAGTCAATTTACGAACATAAGCACGTAATTTTTTAACAAATGCACGAGCTGTGTCTTGATCTGTTGGAGCTGTTACTTTTACATGATGGAAATAACCTTTTTCATAGTAGTTATCAATAAGCTCACGCATCCAGTAATACTCATCCACTTCAGCACTATTATAAAGAGCTTCAAAGATACCTGTAATAAAGTTATCTAAGTTTGCATATGATACGAATGCTGATTTCAATTCAGCTTGTGTAACAGTTTGTTCATAGAATTGTTGACGGTTACGTTGATGGAAGAATACTTTTGTATCAGGAACTTCACGTTTATATAAAGTAGATTCCGCATCAGCAGGATCAAATTTCTTCGCTTTCGTGATATCTGTGTAAATTTCCTCAATTGTATAACCTAAAGGCATTTGTCCACGTTTGAATTTTCCAAGTGGGTTATTTAATGATTTGTGCTTAATAACAACTAAACCAATTCGATCAATTAATTGATTTAAAAAGTCATTACGATGTTGAGGGTTTGAGTTAATCCCAATACCAACTTCACCGATGTTGCGATCATCTGCTAATGGTACAGCTTTTGCATAAGCTCCACCAAGTTCATTTCGAATCATGTTTAATGTGTCTGCTGTTGTTTCTGAACCAAGCATAGTATTAACAGAATTCATATTAATTTTAGCCATTTCTTTTCCTTCTTTCTATTCAATTGTATTTATAATAGGCTCGCATCGTTGTGTGCTCGCTCTTATTACCTAAAGATTTTTCAAAGCGTCTGATAAGGTTCTCTCTTTTTTCTCTTGTTTCTTGAGAGCTTCTTGTTTTTCACTCATATCTAGTGTTTGGGTTGCGATACGATTTGCATAATGAGAATTTGTTTTTTGAAGTTCAAGATTCTTATTACTGATCGCTTCCATATCACGCTGTAGCTTTTCTTGTGTTGCTAAAATAGAACCAAAACCTTCATTTAATTCAAGCATAATTTCAGATTTACGACTATCCTGAGTTTCAGGTGCTTCAAATTCACCCATTAATTCACCAAGTTTTTCACGATCCATTTTATTCGCATCCTTTCGACATTTTTGGAAGAAATTCTCCCTTGCTTTTTATATTAAACTATGAATCTACAAAATGCAACATTTATTTCTTGACGTAATTATTCTTTTTATGATATAATGAAAAGTTATTTTATTTTTATGTGTTATTTTGTCTTTTCTTTTTACTTTCTACACTCAACATTCTCTAATTTCATAAGAGACTGTAATCGTCTAGTACTGAATTTCTAACTCATTGCATTTCGAAGAACTTCAACATATAATAGAAGAAACACGACAAAGGAGGAATTAAACATGAACAAATTATCTTTTTTGTTTTCTTTCTATTTATTATGGTTTCTGATCTTCTTTTTAATTGTTTCATATTTTTACCCTTATTTAATTTGCTATAAATGGTTCCATGAAATTGTTATGTTTTTATCATTTAAAATCTTTTAATTATTTTTTAATTTAGGGGTTGTTTTTTCTTTATCAAAATGTTATATTTAATTCAACGAAAGGGAACACATTAAAACTTAAACGGTTTTGATCTTAAATCTCTTTCATAAATTCATTAATTAAAAATAAAAATAAAACTAATCAGAAAGAAGGAATTTAAAATGGCTAAATTTATTACACGCACTATCCAATCTTCACAAATCGTAGTAGGAGAATTAATCGACAACGAAGTAAAAGCAATCGGAACTCTTTCACAATCAGGTAAAGTTGATCAAGAAAAAGCATTAAAAATCGTTCGTAAAGCATTCCCTACACAAAACGTTCTTGTACTTGACATCGTACCTCATGAAGGTCAATACCGCATGCTAGAAGAAGACTTCATTGCAAACGCTGAAAAGGTAGAACCTAAAGAAGCTGAAGAAGTTGAATCTTCAGAAGAAGTAGTTGCATAATTTTCAAACACTATATAATAGAAGAAACTAGACAAAATTGAATATGCTAGGAACACTTAGTAAGCGTAAGCGAACTTAGTGAGAGTGTATGCGTAGCAAAGCGTAGCTCCCTTAGACTTTCGGTTTTGTCTTTTCTTTATTTTAAAGAGGTTGCTTGATCACTTAGTGAACGAATGTGAACTTAGTGAGAATGTATCCGAAACGAAGTGGAGTGTGAAACAATGAAAGAAATTATTTATTTAGATGGAAAGTTAGATTATGAAATAGATGATAGAAAAGATTTTGATGTTACCGTTGATGGTGAAATAGTTAATGATATTCTACTCGAATTAGTAAATAAAAACTATAAAGAAATTAAAATAAAAATAGAGGTTGAAAAGTAGTTATTATCATTTCTAAGAGGTAAAACAATGACATTATATGACATGGTCGCTTGTATATTATTATTTACGGTTTTGAACTTCGCTTTTATTATTTGGATTTTAATCTCAAAGAGGTGAAACAATGAGAATTGCATCAGTTAATCACTTAAATGATATTAATAAACATGAAAGAATAGAATTCGTTGACCTTGTTGACTTAATCACTATTTTAGATGATAGAAAATTAACTCTACATTATCTAGAATCTGTTGACGAAAATTATATTATTATTGTCAAAGATATTTAAGAGGTAAAACAATGAAAATAATGCTTGCTAGAATATATATCATATTTTGTTTTATGGTTTGGTTGTTTTTCATGTACTTATCTTTAATAGCTTGTAAAATACTTTAATCTTTTGAACTTAATCTTTAAAATCTTTTAAGAGGTGAAACAATGAACGAACTTCAGAAATCAGCTTTTCTATTATTAGGTTTCGTTGTTGTTCTTTATGTCTTTAAAATCTTCTAAGAGGTGAAACAATGAACTTCATCATCTATGTCTTACCTTATATCATAGTGGCTTTTATTTTTTATCTTTTGATCTTGAACTTATCTTTTAAGGTCTTTCGGGGGAAAAGAAAGAAAGTCTCTCTTTGAATAAGCCGGAACGGCGTATTCTCGGAGAGACTTGAAAAGAGAGCTCGTGAACGATAGTGAGCGAGAGGAAAGGGGTGTGGGGATGGATAGAATTAAAGTGAATTTTAATATGGGAACAATGCGTATTGATCAAGGAGAAATTGATTCCTATGAAGGGATTATATTGCAGATGAATAATGGTAAACCTTTTATTACAATTTATAATGAATTCGGTGATCCCATTGCTTATAATAAAAATAATATTGTTTGGATTTGTGAACAAAAGTAAAAATAATTTTGTTGGTTGGTGAGGCGATGGAACAATATATTATAACATACATAAAATATGACTATAGTGAACCATCAAAAGAAGTGATTTGCAAAGATTTAAAAGAAGTTCAAAAATCTATGAGTGAAAACTTGATAAATAAGTTCATTGTTGTTAAGATGGTTATAGAGCATTATTAATTTTAGTTGGTGGGTGTAATTAGGGAAACACCTTAAATGACATGAGCCTGTTTAAAAAAAAGTAACAGCCAACAGTTTAAAAACAGGAAGGTCAAGTATCTGAAAAGATAGGTTTATGAGTCCTGCCGCTCAAGGAAAAGAGGGTAAAACCCACTAACGCGTAATGTGTAATCAATGTGAGTTGGTTGACTGAAAACTCGTGTGGGAAAACACGTAGAAAATCGTGGAAAGCTACTCGCCAACGTGAATGAGTAAGGAGTAGCAAAATAAAAATTTGTTTTTCGTTGAAAAAGATCAAGTTCAAGATCAAAAGAAATGAACAAAAAATAAAAAATCGTATATTGACACATCGGAAAGACGATGATATATTAAGGTTACACAATTAAGTAACAAAAATTACATAGGAAAAGAGGTGAAAGCCTCTTCTCTAAAGTATCATTTCGAGATCGAAGGAATAAAGATATTTTTAGAATATCCTTTGAAGGGTTATTCCTTCATTATATCTTGATCAAGAATAACTAAGCAGTGACGACAGTCACAAAAATGTTTTACATCGTTATCCAGAAAGACGGAACCGAAAGTTCAAGAACTTAAAAGAAGGAATGAAAGACCTTGAAAGAAGACATTCTGTAAAGGGATTTTGTGACTGATTTCTAGTTCTTTTGAGGTGAAGTTAGACAAAGTCAGGGGAGACTTTAAAACCTTCATGTTAGACAAGTAAAGCCACACACTTTATATGTCTTGATTTCTGACTGATCGGAAAGACGATCAAATACAACAAGATATGTTGTTATCTTTTTGACTGTAAGGAAAGACTTACATTTATAGTTAAACTTGTTCCCTTCAGAAAGGAACAAAAAGAATTTAAAATTATAGCTTGCAAGAGTGAGTCGAACATGTTATAATAAAATCAAGAGTTAAGGAGAATACATTCTCCTCTTGATAACAGCATCTTAAAGGAATAGAGAGCAGATCAGTTTAAAACATTCCGTTCTTGTTAACTTACCTCCTTTAAAGTTAAATCACATATCCAAATGAAATAAATGTAGTATACTGCTACTTGAAACATTAGGATGCTGTTATGAGGAAAGACCTCAAATAATATAAAACGTAGAAAGAAGGAATTTAAAATGATGAACAAAGTAATTTTAGTGGGAAGAACAGTTAAAGAAGGAGAATTACGTTATACAACAAGTGGTAAAGCAGTTTATTCAAATACTTTAGCTGTAAACCGTGATTATGTGCAAGAAGGTAAAGAACGTGAAGCAGACTTCCCGCAAATTGTTATTTGGGGTAAACAAGCAGAAAACTTTGCTAACTATGTGAAAAAAGGTGATCGTGTTGGTGTTGAAGGTCAATTACGAACACGTAGCTTTGACGAATTAAAAGACGGTCAACCAACAGGTAAAAAAGTTTATGTTACTGAAGTGTTGGTTGAGAAATTTACTTTCTTACAAGATAAGAAAGAAGGATAATAGAATAGAGGGGAGCTGATCAGCTTCCTTTTATTTTTAAAGGAGATGACGTGTTTAATGATATTTTCAAGACAAAAGAGATTGAAAAGAAAAGGAATTAAAACAAGTGGAATAAAAAGAAGAGAAATATATAAATTAAATCAACATATTAAATCATATAATAGGAAATATAGGAGGTAGAGGGATGATTAGAAAAGCATTACAACAATTCTTTTGTAAAAGAGACATTCATAATAATGAAATTATAGATAAACGAATTAATTATAATATGATGACAATCAAAACAAAATGTAAACGTTGTGGAAAAGAAGGAATTTATAAGAAATTGATTTAGGAGGTAGAGGGATGACAGGTCATAGAAGACAACCAAAACCAAAAAGATATACAGGTGTATTTGCTTACTTATGGGAAAAAGAATTTCAAACATCTTTAATTGAAAACATAACAATTGATGAAATACATTTACGTGAAAGAGTATTGTTAGATAAAGGTGTTACACAATTACAAAGAAATATTAGAGAAATCAAAGTAGGAAAGAGGTAGAGGGGAATGAAACCATTTACTATACAAAATAAATGTCATAAGAAATCTGTTGAAGAAAGAATTATGAGAGATTTGAGAGCTTTGGTTGTTTGGGAAATAGAACATGCTGAAGAAGAGGGTTTTAATATTAGTTTTGAAGCATATAAAAAATTGTTTGGTGAGAATCCACTTGATTCATATTATGATCAAAGGAGAAAATATCTTGATCAGATAAATAAGAAAAGATATGAAAAAGAAATGAAAGGGATTGAGGTTGAATGAATACAAAAGGTAAAGTTCCCGCTGTTTATCGTTACATTGTGAATAATAATGAAATTGCATGTGGTTCAATGGAAGAGATCGCAGAAGAATTAGGTGTAACTAAACATTCAATTTGGAATAGAGTTGCTAAAACTAGAAAAAGATTAGAAGAAAATAAAAATGTTAGAATGAAACATCAATTAATTGTTGATAAACCTTCTATTCATGAATATGTAATGATGATGAACGGGGAATTTGTTTCATGTGGAACAATTCAAGAAATAGCAAGAGAAACAAGTTATGCTTATGATTATTTGTTAAAAATAGTTAATGGTAATTTTATTCCAAAAAGAAATAAGATTGTTTTCTACAAAAAGTGCTAAGTCTAGACATTTCTAGACTTTTTTCTACAATAATGTTGACGTTATTAAAAATATATGGTAAGATTAATTTATCTTAAAGAAAAGGAAGTGTAATTGTGGGAAAATTATTAGATTTAACAGGTAAAACATTTGGTAAATTAACTTGTAAAGAAATGGTAGGCCGTCAAAGTGGACATGTTGTTTGGAAATGTGAATGTGAATGTGGAAAAGAAAAGAATGTTAGAACAACTGATCTTAGGAGTGGAAACACGGTAAGTTGTGGTTGTCAAAGAATTATTCAATTAAAAGAGAATAGAAAACATATTAAGAAACATCAGAAAAATAAACAACAAGCTTAAATGATTTGAAAGATTATTCGGGGGAGAATATAAAACATGGCAAAGAAACGAGCTAAAAAACAACCAAAATTCACAATAAGAGAAGTAGATATAAAAGATTTCCAAAGACTTCAACGTAACGCTAAACGAATGATCAAGAACAGACAAGATAAATATGGTATTGATATTACGAAAGATATTGATTTAAGAAGTGATATTAAAACATTCAAGTCTAGAAAAGATTTTAACGTTTGGAAAGAGAAGATGGAAAAACTAAAATATCGAGCTGATCTGCAAATTAAAAAAAGTAGGAGACACTGTTGCTTCTGTTGCACAGATTAATAAATCTAAACAGGAAGTTAATGTAATGTTACGTAAACTAAACAAAGTAGACAAGAACAAATATGAAAATAAATATAAAGTTTCATTCACGAAAGAAAAGTTAATGGAATTAAACTTGCAAACAAACGTAGCGAGGGATATGGAAATAGGTAGACAGAAATATTTAGAAAGTATTCCACGATTTGATAAAAAGGGTAGACAAATAAAAGATGTTCGTAAAGATAAAACAGGTGGTACTGTTATTGTTAGGGAAAAATTTGATCCAACTATTTTAGATAATAATCAGCGTGTGAAAATAAGAGAATATAATTTGAAACACGTTTCTGATCCAGAAAGATATAGTAGAAGGGAAGGACAGTTGAAACAGAATGCTATGGATAAAATAAATCAAGTATTTTCAGATGATGCTGAAGATGTGTTGGCTTACTTTAATAAAATGAGTGATGCTGAATTCAATAATTTCTACTTTATGTTCATGGATTCTAGTATGGGATTCAATGAATATGATTCTGATCAGTATGTGGGACAATCTAAAGATGTTGATGATAAACTGGCAGGTGTTATAGAAGCGATACGAACAGACATTCAAAGATATGATAAGAATAGAGATAAATATAGATTACTGGAAAAGTATTGAAAAGCTTGACCACTTAGTGATTAACGTAAGTTAGAACTTAGTGGGAAAGTTCTAGATGACTATTTGTTTCTTAAATAATAAAATGATTTTAGAAACAAAAGGAATGTAGGAGGAGAACATGGTCACTAAGGTTAAAAAGAAGACAAAGAGAAAAAGAGAATCAATAAAAACATATGCATGTGACTTTGAAACAAATACAGAAAACTGGTTACACGACAAAGACCCAAAAGTAAATCAAAAGATAAAAGAGGAAAACCCTGAATTGTGGTATGGTCGTGAGGCTTGGAGAGAATTCACGAAAGGTGATCAAGCATTTGTTTGGTCTTGGGGAGCAACTGAGATTAGAGAGAATATGAGCTTTACAGGTGATCTTGATAATTTCATTGTTGGTAAAACAATTACTGAATATGTAGATTGGATGTTAGATGGTAGTAAAAATGTTTGGTTCCACAATTTAAAATTCGATGGTTCTTTTATAGCTGTTGAATTATTGAGAAGGGGATACACGTTTACTTTTGATAGAAACCCTGCTGTTGGAGAATTTACAGGTTTAATTGATGGTAAGAAAATGTGGTTCGATGTTACAGTTTGTAAAGAAGGTCCAAGAGGTGGAAGACAATTTATTAATATTAAAGATTCTTTGAAGAAGGTTCCAATGGGATTAAGAGCATGTGCTTTTGCTTTTGGTCTTGATGTGTTCAAAGATGATTTAGACTATGATCAAATTAGATATCCTTATGAGCCAATCAGTGAAGCTGATTTTAAATATCTTAAAAAGGATGTTGAAATTACAGCTAAAATTATTCATTATCAAGTGTTCCAAAGTAATCTAAAGAAAACCACAATTGGTTCAGATGCATTAAATGAATTTAAATCAACTGTTGGTGGTGATAAGGGGTTTAAAGATTTGTTTCCTGTTTTAGACTTTAAAACAGATAGTTTTATAAGAAAAAGTTACTTTGGTGGTATCACACAAGTGAAACCTGGATATGAAGGAAAGCTAATTGGTGAGGGTATGGTGTTTGATATTGTATCTATGTATCCGTGGGTTCAATATACAAAATTATTGCCTTATGGTATGCCAGTACCTTATGATGGAAAATATAAATACGATGAAGAATATCCTTTGTATATACAGAAAGTAAGTTTTTCTTTTTACTTGAAAGACGATCATTTACCAACCATTCAGTTAAAGAAACAGAATGTAGAATTTAATTATAATGAAGCGGACGATGTTAGGAAATTTAATGGACGTGAATTCCAAAAAACAAGTTATGGTGAAATTGTTACAATGTATTTAACGAGTGTTCAATGGGAACAAGTTCAAAAACATTATTGGTTAGATGATGTAACATATCATGAAGGTTATATGTTCAAAGGTATGGTTGGAATATTTAAAGAACATATTGATAAATGGATTAAAGTTAAAAAAGATGCAAATGATTCTGGTAATAGTGCTTTGAAGTCGCTTGCTAAATTAATGTTAAATTCTCCTTATGGGAAATTCGGAACTAATACTATTAAGTTAAATGTTGAGCCTTTCTTATGGGATGATGACGGAAGTTTAGGATTCAAAATAGAAGACGAAGACCCACCACCAGGAGACCCAATTTATACAGCATACGCAAGCTTTGTTACAGCTTATGCAAGGGAAGAATTAATGAATGTTGCAATGTCTTGTTATGATCGTTTTAGATATTGTGATACGGATTCTGTACATATCGAAGGTAATGGAATACCAGAAAGTATACAACATAGAATAGGTGGAAACTTAGGAGATTGGGAACCTGAATCTGAATTTAAAATGGCAAAGTTCCATAGAGCAAAAACTTATTGTGAGATGATTTATGCTAAAAAGGTAATGAAAAAAGATAGATGGGGAGATTTAGCAGAAACAATTAAGCATTGCACAAAAGAAGAGTGGGAAGCATTACCAGAAGATAAAAGAACATTAGATAAGAACTTGAAGTGTGCTGGTATGCAGAAGTCTATTGTTGATAAGGTCGATTTTGATGAGTTTGAAATTGGGTTGTGTGTTGACCCTCATAACCCTGCAAAACCTAAATGGAGAAATGTAGGAAAATTAATGCCGAGTCAAGTTCCAGGAGGAACGTTACTTAGGTTGAGAAAATTTTCATTAAATTAAGGCGAGATAATTAAATGGATAAAAAGATAAAAGAATTAGAAAAAGAAAACTCTAAAATTTTAGATATGTATATTAATTCTATTATTTTGAGTTTAATTGTCGGTTTTATGGGTGGATTGTGGTTAGGTGGATTATTTTGAATTAGGATGGGTGAATAAATGAAAACATTTATAATTAAATTAACTGGTGAAATTGATGAGAAAACTATTATTGAAATAAAAGATATTTTAGGTAAAAATGATATTGAAGTTATTAATTATCAATGGAAAGAGGTGGAGAAATGAAGAAATATATTTACACAGATAAAGGAACATATATCGGTTGGACTAGTGATTTAGGTGAGATATATTATTTAGAAGGATTACCCGATATTATTTTAGAGGATCAATTAAGGAAAGAGATTGAGAGATGATTGAAAAAGATGTGTATTCATTTAAGACGGAAATAAAAACAGGGATTATGTATAGTATCTATACACATTTAGGGATGATCAATGATGTTGATTTTTCCCTTCTAGATGATGTTACTTTAGATGCTTATTTGCAAGGGGCCTTAAGAGCTACAACAGATAAACATAGAAATGATCAATGGGAAAAGTGGTATGTGGGATTAATGTATGAGGGAAAAGGATTTCAAGGTTATATTATCTGTAAAGATAAAATAAATTGAAAGAATATTTAGTATCTGCTATGATTGATTATAAGGAACCGAAATATAGTATTGTGGAGGTATAGGGTGAGCCAACTATATTATTTACTTAAATTTAAGGGACTTTGGAGGAATAGAAAATGATGCAAGAATTATGGAACTTCTTTTCTGTATTTTATATTGTGCTTCATATTTATTGGTTAATGGATAAGCCGAATAGAGATAAACAAGATGAAATCTATAAAATGATTAAGGAGATGGAAAAGTGAAAAGACAAGTAAGGGTGATGTTGAAGGAATTAAATAGATTGAATAAAATTTATTATAAAAACGCAAGATTTCTACATAGTAATAAACCAAGAACGGCTTTTAACTTATTTGTTAAACGAACACATTTAGCTATTGAATTAAGAAAATGGGGGTATTTTAAATAATGTGGGTTGTCATACATAGAGAAAAGATGAGTATATTCTCAGCCTATTCAACGAAGGAAAAGGCTGAAAGAGCTTGTGTGAATCTCAATGAAGTAAAAGAAAAGAAATATTATATGGAATTTGTGGAGGTAAGATAGATGGCTATTGTAACAAAGACATTAACGTTTGAAGGTAAAAGAGCTGGTAGTATTGTTGAGAATCCAAATATTGCTTATTTGAATGATGTTGAGTTGACACAAACACAATATGATCAATTATATGGTAGTGAGTTGAGGGTAACTGAAACTGATGTATTGAAGTTTAAATTTGTTATTCCTAATGATGCTATTTTAGGTTATAGTGAGGGTGATATTTTTTATAAGTCTAAAATGGTAAGTGGAGAGAATGAATTGCGATGTAAAGATAAGGCCGTTTATAATGATGATACATCTACATATAAACAAAAATTATTAGCTACATATCAAATAGATTTAGATAATACAAATGAGTTAAATTTTAATATTACCACAACTGGTGAATATGGTATTTATGAAGTTAAAGTTGATGTTATCTATAATGATAACGGATTAAATAGTTATGGTGGTCAATATCAGTATGATCAGGGATCTGGAGTTATTGTGACAGTTCCGATCCAGAATAAAAAGCTAGAAGAAATTGTAACAGAATTAGAAGGAAGACCAACTAATTCTATAACAAATGTAACTTTCGCTCAAATTGGTGTAGAAAGTGTTGACTAATAATTAAGAAAATGTTATATTAGATTCAAGGGAAATGAATGAGTCAAAAGACAAGTTCAAAATAAAATTAAATAGAGGATCGGGAAACTGGTTCTCTTTTTATATGGGGGTAATAGGGATGAGAAAATTAACTTGTGATTTAGAGATGAGATGGGTTGGAGAAGAAGATTATTTGAAAGTTGTTGAGGAGGGTAATATAGTAGCTGAATCATTGAGACAACAATTAAAAAATAAAACTGAACAGTATGAAAAAGAAAAAGAACTTCATAATAAAACAGTTGGAGATCTCAATAAATATTATATTGAATCTGAAAGTCTTAAGAATGTTTTGAAAGAAAAAGATGAAAAGATAGAAAACCTTAGAGACCACCAAACTTATCATATGATATCGAAAGAAAAACATAATGAAATTATATATGGAAGAGATGTAAAAATAAATGAATTAGATAAAGAGAATCAGGGGTTATCTATTCGATGTGAGAGTTTGGAAGAGGAGGTTGAGGAGTTAAGGAATCAAATTCATTTTTGTAAGATTGATGAGCTTACAAGATATATGAGTAAAAATTATCCTATGTTTGCGGGAATACAAGTTAGTGATGTTGTTATAAGTTTATTGGAAGGATTAAAAGAAGAAAAAGAAGAAAAAGAAGAACTTTGGACATTGAGATATAATTTAGTCGTTAATAATAATAAAGAAAAAGAAGTTGTTCAATATCATATGATAAAAGAAGACGCTGAAGAATTGATAGGAATGGATTCGGATAATTGGAATAAATATTCACTTGAAAAGGAGGTGTTATGATGGATTACCAAGATATGAAGAAGGTTGAAGAAATTATGAAGTTTGCAGATCAGTCACATAAATGTATGGTTGATATAGTTGGTTTATGTAAAGAAAAGCAATATGAACCGGAAATATTTAAGAGCGCTATTGACTCTTTAAAAAGATTGTTAGATGAAAAGGAGAGAAAATAATATGAAAATTATAATGTACACAAAAGATAAATGTCCTAATTGTGAAAGAGCTAAATTTATGTTAAATTATAGTCCTGTGCCTGTTGATCTGGAAATTAGAAACATTGAGAGTGGTAGGGATGCGGAGAAATATAATAAGCAATTGACAGAAGTTATTAAGTCTAGAATGCTACCAACGATGTTAATACCTGATAAGCAAGGTGAAATTGAAGAAGATAATGAGATGTATCGAATTCTAGTTGGATTTGATGATAATTTAGGTGTATTGCAGGAGGTATTGGGGTTATGATTACATATATGTTAGATACTCAAAAGAAAGTTGATGAAAAGATAAGTAATAAAATAAAAATATCTTTCCGAAATACTTTATTACAAAGACAAATAGCTTTTAAAGTTGAGTTAAGTGAGTTTGCAAATGAGGTAGGATTCTTTAAATATTGGAAAGAATCACATATTAAAGATGATTTTAGAATCAAAGACGAATGGGCTGATTGTTTAGCTTTCTTGAATAGTATTGTTATAACTTTAGGATATGAGGATTATGTTAAAAGTTATTATGAAAAAAGACTTGAGCATGATATGGATAGTCATACTTTTATTCGTGAAGATTGGCTATATAGACAAATGAACAAAAATGAAATGAATACTGTTGACGATATTTTAAGTCAATATTTCTATTTATACATGTTTGGTAAAAATTTGGGTTATAGTATTGAAGAATTAAATGAAGCTTATAATCTTAAAAGTAATGTGAATATTAAAAGAAGTCAGGAGGGGTATTGATGGGAGTTATATGTATAAAACATAGATGGTTTAATAATGAATTACCTTGTATTTATTGTAAACCTGAAAGGGAAGATGTTATAAATAAACCTAATCATTATCATGGAGCAGGAATTGATCCTATATCTATAGGAGAAAATATATTCACAAAAGAAGAAATGAATGGTTTTTATAAAATGAACATGTTGAAGTATTGGTATAGAGCAGGTAAAAAGGATGGTAATTCAAAAGAGCAGGACTTAAATAAATATGAATTTTATAGAAAGAAATTAGAGGAAAATAAGTGATGGAATTTACTGTTGAAGAAAATAAGAAAAGACAAAAGAGTGTGGACGTTAGATATATAGATAAGAAAGCTGAAAAGTTACATCTACATATTTATAAGTTAGGGAAGTTAAAAGATGTTAAAGAATTAACTTTTTCTAACGATGAAAGATGTATGATACATATAGAAAATTTAATTAAAACTACTGAATACAATTTACATGCAATTTCTACTGAAAAAGAATTGTGTGGTAAAAAGACTTATTATATTACATTAAGGAAGTGAATAAAGTGGTTTCTGTTAATGATATTAGTGATCCTATGTGGTATGATAGATTTGAATTTTATGATATGACACACTTAATAAATAGAGTAGAAAAATATTATAATAGGGAGCTTATTTTCTTGCAAAAACATGGTGAAAATTATATTATAATAATAGATAAGAAAAAATAAAACTTGACATATGGAGGTTTTTATGTTATACTTGAAAAAGTAAGACATAGAGACTTCCATATTATATTTTGATCGGGTTTTCCACGGTGAAACGTGCCGACAATGGTGGGTACTGAATATGCCTTGTAATACAGTCTAATATGATTTTACTTCGATCACCTTGTGAAAGTACCGAAAGGGAAATAAGTAGCAAGGTGATTAACTTATGATAAAGGAGACAACGTAAATGAACAATGTAATTATTTATAAAACAGGAAGACAAACCTTAGATTTTAAAGTGTGTAGATTTAAAGGAAGTCAAAAATATCTTAGATTATTATGTAAAGAAAAAGGTATAGTTTATAGCGATATTTTAAGTGAAGAACAACTTATTAAAAATAAAACAGAAGAATTAGATAAATTATTAAAGAAATATGGTCCAAATAAAATGAATTTAATAGAGTTCTTATATAGTGATTATAAAATAGAAGAAAATTTTGATTATGAAAAGTATGAAAAAAGTAAAGAACAATATTCATATATTGGAGCTCAAAATAAGAGAAGGATTTTTGAGTGGTTAAAAGAAAATGAAATTATTCTACAGAAATACACGCATATTTATGATCTTGTTGAACACTATAAAATGCCATATAATTTATCTTTAAATATTGAGTGAGAAATCACTCTTTTTATTTTGTTTACATTAATTGACAGAAAATTATAAAATATTAATAAAAGCTTGACATTTTTTAAAATTAGTTTCATAGAAAGTGTGCCAGGGAACATTT